GAACAGGTTTACGTACCTAGTTTTGAACAGTACAGAGATTATGAAGTACATCTTCAAGGTAAGTTAAATGCATATAACTGGGATGTTAATCAAACGAATTTGGTTCAACAACTTTTAGAAGCAGGCGTTGGGACTGAAGAATTAGATGAACGTTTTAATAAAGTAGAGTTTGCTTTAAATAATTTGCCTGAAGAAATTGCTACGGTTATGGGAGATTGGTATGGCACTAGCGCTGAATCAAATTTAGCGTCTATATTTTTAGACCCTGATGATGATTGGAGCAGCCAAGCAGGAACAACTACTTGGGGCCAAAATTCTAATCGTATGGATGCTGCTATTATTGGTGCTAAAGCATTACAAAAAGGCGATCTTTCTTTAACGCAGACTCGTGCTGAAAATATTAGACGTTTAGGGTTGGCAGAAGAAACAATGTGGAATTCGTTTGAAAGTATTAGAGATGCAGAAGATCTATTTATGGAAAAAATAGGTGAAGAAGATTATACTGCTGAACAAGAAGGAGTAGATGCTGCGTTCTTTGGTGATGATGCTATTCAACAAAGAGTAGCGTCACGTCTTGCAGAGTTTCAAGGCGGTGGTGGTGCTATGATTACACAAGAAGGAACAGGATTAGGGAGCGCGTAATGCCTAAAGTTCAAACATCAAAGTCTAAAGGTAAGGCTAAGAAACAGCCTTATAAGAAAACCAAAAAAAGGAAGGGCTACTAATGGCAGTAAGCACTAGATATTTTTACCGGGATATGGTTGAGCGTTGTGTCGCAACGTTTGCTCAATCATTCCTTGCAGTTTTTGTGGTGGGAGATATAAGCACACTCAAGACTGCTGCTATGGCAGGAGCAACAGCGCTACTAAGCGTCGTTAAGTCAGGTGTAGCGTCACGTTTCGGTGACGGTTCAGCATCCGCTATTGATTAATAGTTGCATATATACACACCTGTTTGTATAATATTCACTAGGCCGTTGTGCGCTCCTTATGGGCCGACGTGAGCCTCATCTATCTAGATCGCCCACGCTCTAGATAAGTAAAACAAAGTGGTAGACGGACCGAATTATGGCGGTTTGGATC